CGGCTTTGATTTTGAACAGCATCGACACAAAGTTATCGAAAATGGTAAAGAAAGATATGAGCAAGATGATGATTGCTATGATGATCCGTTCTTTATCAAATGGGATTGGCTATTCAAATATTATGAAGTAAAAAAAGAAACAACAGAACTAACAAATAAAGCCACCAATGAAGCCGGTAAGAAAGAGCTAGCTAGAATGTTAGCTAAGCAGTTAAAAGATGCTCCTGATTTAACCGAGTTCAATTTTATCAGTAACAGTAATAACAGGCATATTGGAGCAAACAATAGCGTATCAGTAAAACCAATATTTCCTACTAGTAATCTTTATCCTAGTGGTTTGTTTGCTGCAATGGGAAGTTTTAATTTAAAAAGTTTGCCTGCAGGTACTATCGAAAAAATTGATGATAAAAGATACAAGATTACTGTTAATCAATTAGCTGTATATGCTGAAGATAGTTTTCAATTTGAAGGTGGAGAATACCTTGGTTGCTGGTCAATAAATCTGTTAGATTTTTTAGCACTTCCTTTAGATTTTTTTAATTATGAAATTTTGAATAATAGTAATTTTAGAGAGTTTAGAAAGACCTATAATAAAGGTAAGGACTTCGTGGTTTTATCAGACAACCACATAATTCAAGATTATGAACCTGTATCATTTGAGTTTACTGTAGATGGTAATTATGAAGTTACTAAAATCAATTAAAGATGCATTAAAAGGATTTTGGAAGAGACATAAATACTGCTTAATAGTTGGATTTATAATCTACGTCAGCTTTTCCTCTTTAGAGTGGTATGAATTTCTTTTTGATCCTCATGGTTATACACCGTATGGTTTTTATGAAACTTTTATATGGCCTTTCTTTTACGGAGTATGGCGATTTGTAAGTATTCTTTTTGACTATTTTGGATAACCATATAATCCAAGATTTTGAACCTGTATCGTTTGAGATTACTGTAGATGATGCAGTTACTGAAATTACTTATAATTTTTAAGTACTGTTTACAAAGGTTGCGCTTATGTACAGAAATTGGAAACTGTTAAAAGATATCCTCGAAGAGGCATCTGTTGGTAATTGTACTGTATCAAGCAATGACATTAACGAGCTACAGCATCACATTAAGTTACTTCATGACAGTGGATACTTTAATCTAGGTAATCAAATCAAAAGCGACAGTACTGCTCAGCAGATTATTGCAAATCTTAATAAGTGCTCATTAACCATGAAAGGTTATGATTTATTGGATTGTATGTATTACAAGGGCTTTGAAAAGGTTATTGAAGGTCTAAACAATCTCAATATCAATGGTCCTTTAGATTTGGTTGTAGAACTAACTCAAAAGCTCATCAAAAAGGATATGATGAATTATCTCTGTTTGGATGAATCATGAAACGTAATTGGACAGTAATTAAAGAAATTCTTGAAGCAATCGAGACTAATCAGATAAAAACTCACTGGGAGTCATTACCTGAAGAACAACATGATCTTGTGCTCCTTCATTATGAATTACTTGAGGAAAGTGGACTTATATCAAACTATCAGATGGTAAATGATGTTGATATTGACGGTTTTAGTCACAGGCATCCTCTTTTCTGGAAAGAAAGACCAGGCATACTATCAATAAGATTAACCATGAAAGGGTATGATCTTCTTGAAGTTCTACGTGATCAAGCTCTTTGGAACAGGATCATCAATAAAGCAAAATCTCTAGGTGTGAAGCTTACTTTTGAATTTATCAAACAGGCAATACCTGTAATTTACAAACAGTTACTCTAAATAAAGAATTTCGTAATAAAAGCCCTTTGGTTAACTCCTTAGGGCTTTTTTAATACCTAAAGGAATGAGTTATGAAAATTGGTTTGCAGGGAATGTTCGGCTTAGTGCCGTTTACTTGTTCTGATAAAAGAGTGCTGACCTACCAAGATCTTCAAGTGCAGCGTTCTGCCAGGTATGCATCTCATGAGATCATAGGTCAAAAGCCTGTAAATGAATTTATAGGGCCTGACTCCGATAAGGTCTCTTTTAAAATTCAGTTAATCAGAAATTTAGGAGTATCTCCCGCTGTGTATTTAGCAATTTTAAGAGAGATGCTTGAGAGTGGAGAAGCCTATCGTTTAGTGTTAGGTCTTGACTATTTTGGCAAGTATATTCTCTCTGATTTGTCAGAAGATCGCAAATACTATGACGGACGAGGTGGCTTGCTTAATTGCGATGTTACTTTGAACCTAACCGAAGCTAAAGGTTTCTCTTTAGTAGCTTATGCTAAATCAATGGTATCTAAGATTATTTAAGGCTCTATATGAACGTATCGACAATTACTGTATCAACGAATGAACTGATTAGCCTAGCTCCTCCTAATGAACTTCTTGAGATAAGACAGAATGTAGCCACTATATTAAAAACGATTAAAGGCTCCGTTCCGTTGGATAGAGATTTTGGGGTTGATTATAGTGCTTTGGATTCTCCTATCAACCAATCTTTAGCTTTATGGAGATTGGCTGTAATTGATGCTATCGAGCGCGATGAGCCTAGAGTTAAAGTTAAATCTGTAACTTTAGATCAAGAAAAATCAGATGTTGCAGAAGGTAAATTAACTCCAATAGTAACACTGGAGGTTGTAATTAATGAGTGAAATATTTCCACGATTTGATTTACCAGAGCTTAACTTTTTAACAGTTGATGCTACAGCTAACGAGCAACGCATTATCGGTAAGTATGAAGAGCTTACAGGTAGAACTTTAGCTAACGGTGATCCTGTAAGGCTGTTTTTACTGTCTTTAGCTGCAGAAAGCACTATGTTAAGACAGGCTTTCAACCTTGCTGCTAGACAAAACCTTTTATCCTATGCTACAGGTGATCATCTAGATGCTCTAGGTGAAATGGTAAACACTCAGCGTATTACCGCTCAAAAGTCAGTCGTCACTTTAAGATTTAACTTAAACACTGCCCAATCAGGTGTGTATGCAATACCTGCCGGTACAAGAGTATCAGACGGTACAACCATGTTTGCTACCAATGAGTTAGCAGAAATACCTGAGGGTGAAACTACTATTGATGTTGTGGCAACCTCAACTGTAGAAGGCAGTTACACCAACAATATCAAAGCAGGTGCTATCAACACTGTAGTTGATCTTCTACCTAATATTGAGAGTGTAGAGAATATCAATCAACCATCAGGTGGAGCTGATACAGAAACAGATGAAGCCTATGCTCAAAGAATACATTTAGCACCCGGCTCTTTCTCTGTTGCAGGACCTCATGACAGTTACGAGTATTACTGTAGAAAATTCTCAGCTGCTATTATTGATTGCAGTATTTACGGCTTGCCTGAGCATGCCGGCAATGTATATGTTCATCCATTGTTAACAGGTGGTACTTTACCAACAGAAACCTTTGTTAGTGAATTAAAGAACTACCTGAGCGCGGATGATATTAGACCATTGACAGACAACGTACTTGTAAGTGCACCTCAAGCTGTGGCTTACACAATCAATCTTAAGTGGTTTTTAAACACCAGTGATGTGAACAGAATAGCTCAGGTGACATCAGCTGTAGTACAGGCCGTTGAAGAGTACAGACAGTGGCAGCAAACAAAGATTGGGCGCGATCTTAACCCTGATGAGTTAATTAAGCGTCTTCGTAATGCAGGTGCCAAAAGAGTTGAAATAACCTCACCTGTCTTTACAGAAGTCACCAAATCTCAGGTTGCTCAGTGCCCTGCATCAGATGTAACCATTACCTACGGTGGTGTTGAAGATGAGTAATAAGATTGAAGATAAAACTCTTCTTCATCAGCTTTTACCGTCTTCAATAGCAGATGAAGAAATATTTAAAAATGCTGCTACGGCATTACATACAAACAGCGATACAAAAGGTCATCTAAACGATGGCCTTTTTTATTACCTGTTAGATAGTGCATCCAGTGAGCTTTTAGATCATTTGGCATCACAGTGGCGTGTGGGTGTTTGGCGAGATTCATGGCCTGTATCACGCAAGAGATTAGTTCTAAAGACAATCATTAAGACTTTATCTCACTACGGTACCAAGAAAGCCATTATCGATGTACTGGAGTCACTTGGTAATGGTGTTCAGATAAAAGAATGGTTTGAATCTGACCCACCATCAACCCCTCATACTTTCCAAATCAATATTGATTTGAATGTGCAACAGGTTAAAGCAGAAGCTATTGATGATGCTGTTACAGCATTGAATATAGTAAAACCAGTGCGTTCTCAATATACAGTAACACAGTATCTACAGGTTGGTACAGATTTAAAGATGTATCCGTACCGACGTCAAATCGTGTTTGCACGACTTAAAGTTTCTGCCTGTCCAGAACAGACAGTAAAAGGAACCGCTAATGTTATTCCTATGGTTCGTCCATTGACATTAGCAAGAATACAAAGACCTCCAAGACTGCAAGGTGCAGTTAAAGGAACCGCTACATATTTCTCAGGTATTAGACCTCTCACAATTAAGCATTTAAGAAATCAGGAGTAATAGTTATGTCTCAGACAACTTTAGTAACCGCAGCTGGTATTCAGGCAATGATCAATGCTGAGCGCTCAGGTACTGACAAAGTTAAGTTAACCTCAATCAAGTTCGGTTCAGATATTATTGTGCCTACACAATACACAACAGACATGGGCACTATTGTGGCTGAATGTTCAGCGGTAGGTGGTAAGAATATCGGTGATCAGATGATTCACATCTCAGGTGCTGACAGTTCTACAGCCACTTATGATGTGTACACTGTAGGTGTATTCACTGATACTGGTATTCTGTTTGCAATCAGCTCATCTGATACTCCAATCATCAACAAGTCAAAGCTTGCTGTAGGTGCCATTGCATTTGATATTACCCTAACATCAGCCTCACCTGATGTAATTGATTTTGGTGATTCATCATTTACAAATCCACCTGCAACATCAGAAACTGAAGGTGTTGTCAGAATTGCTACTGTTGAAGAAGGTATTAAAGGTGAAAGTAACTCTGTAGCTATGACACCTTACACAGTTAAAAAGCATATTGAGTCAAGTGAAGCTATTGTTCACAGAACTGGTGATGAGACTATTAAAGGCCAAAAGACCTTTGAAACAGCGATCAAATCAGATGTAAATGGTAACTCTGATACTTCAAGTAAGTGGAAGATAGCTAGAAAGATCAACGGTTCATTTGTTGATGGTTCAACTGATATCACTACATCAAAATGGGGTGCACTGCGCGGTTTTCAGATTACAGATGCAACCAAAGAGCACACCTCAGCTAAAGTATCTGTAGATGGCTCAGCTGATAATATCATTCCATTACCAGAAACAATCAAAGCAACAATTATCGGTAAATCAACATCTACTGATAAATGGACAATTGCTCGTAAGCTTACTTTAAAAGATGGCAACGGCTATACAAACTCCTCTATTGTTGTAGATGGTTCTAAGAATATTGAAATATCAGTTCCTCTTGGTTTTGCAACCCCTGTAGGTACAGTAATGATGATTGCAGGCTCTTCAATTCCATCAGGTTTCTTACTCTGTAATGGTGCTGCAATCTCAAGAACTACCTATGCAAAACTATTTGCTGCAATTGGTACCATTTATGGTGCTGGTGATGGTGCAACTACTTTTAATCTGCCAGATATGCGAGACAGATTTGCTGAAGGTGCGGGTGGTACTTATAGTGTTGGTACAGCCGTTGAAGCGGGATTACCTAATATAACAGGAGAAATATTAGCTTTTACTTACTGTAAGGGTGCGTTTTCTCTCATAAAATATTACGATTCAGCAGAAAGAACCACTAATCAGCATGGTATGCATTACTTAAAATTTGACGCTTCTAAGAGTTCCAATATCTATAATAAAAATACAACCGTACAACCAACATCGTTAGTACTTAATTACGTGATTAAGTACTAATGAGAGAGGCTGAATTGTCTGAGATTTATTAA